CCGTCCTCTCCCCCTCCCAGTTTTCCAGGGGGGTTGCGCGCGCGCGACGAAGTTGATCATGAACCGGATTCGGCATGACCGTCCTGGAGGCGACGGAGAAGTCCATCGCTGCAGCGGATCACTTGACTGACATGGATGCGGGCGCGGTTGCCGCCCTCCGCGTGTTGGCTCAGAAGATCGACACCGAGGATGCGCTCAGGGCCATGGCCCTGGAGTATGCGGCCGAGCATGAGCAGAAGCCGCCGGCCGTGGACAACGTGAGCATCCCGACCTATCTGAAGTTTTGCGAGTCGCTGGGTTTAACACCGGCTGGCCGGAAGGCGTCGATGAAGAAGGAGGCGCCGAGTGACGACCGCAGTGGTGTCGCGAAGCGCAGGGCGAACGCCGCACGACTCCGAAGCGCTTAGGTTCGGCTGCACCGAGCCGCGGATCTTCACTCCTCCGCTGCGTGATCTGGATGAGCCGGGCGCGACTCTCGGTCATGATGTGATCGCGTTCGCCCAGGACGACTTGGGCATCACGCTGCACCCGTACCAGAAGTGGCTTTACATCCACGTGCTGGAGCTGCTGCCGAACGGCGACTTCCGGTTCGACAAGATCGTGATCTTGATCGCTCGCCAGAACGGCAAGACGATGTGGTGGAAGATCCTGATCTTGTACGTGATGTACATCCTTGGGATGAAGCTGGTGCTCAGCACGGCGCAGGATCTGGACACGGCCGAGGAGACTTGGGAAGCCGTCGTCGCGATGGTCTTGGAGACCGACGAGGACGAGGTACCGATCCGGCCAGACCTTGCCGAGTGTGTGGCGAAGGTCGTGCTGACGAACGGCAAGAAGTCCCTGAATCTGACAACTGGCGAACGCTACAAGGCGAAGGCTGCGAGTCGTCGCGCCGCTCGCGGTCTGTCTGGCGATCTGATCGGGCTGGACGAGGCGCGCGAGCAGCAGAACTGGGATTCGTGGTCGGCGATCACGCATACGACGATGGCGCGGGCCCGGTCGCTGATCATCTTGCTGTCCAATGCGGGCGATGTCACTTCGGTGGTGCTGCGGTATTTCCGGATGGCCGCTCATGCGCTTCTCGGCAACCCTGATGGAATTGTCGACGCGGAGGAGATGGCCCGGCTCGTCGGTATTGCCGACGAGGATCTCGAAGATGAAGACCTGGACGCCGACGATCTTGGCCTGTTTGAGTACTCGGCTGCGCCTGGTGCAGCGATTCGGGATCGAGCCGGCTGGGCGCAGGCGAATCCGTCGATGAACTACCCGAACGGTGTGCCGGAGCGGAAGATTCGCGCTGCAACGAAAGAGCCTGAGTGGGTCTTCCGCACCGAGGTGTTGTGTCAGTGGCCCGAGGGCGCGCTCGAGGGCCCATTCCCGCCGACTACTTGGGATGCGGGCTGGGACGAGTCATCGCGAATCGCCGGGGATCCGGTGCTGTGCGTGGAGACGAACCTCGACCGATCGATGACGTACATCGCCGCGGCTGGCGTCCGCGATGACGGCCGGCTGCACGCGGAGATGATCGCGAAGCGCGCTGGCACCGATTGGGTGGTCGACTGGTTCACTGATGCGGAGAAGCTGGACCGGATGAAGTACCGCATACGGATGCGGCCGAAGTCTCCAGGGTCGACCTTGATCAATGATCTCCGGCTGGAGGGGATCGTCGTCGAGGAGTGGCTGGGCGACATGGCGCCGGAGACCGGCACGCTGTTCGACCTGGTCAAGGACGGTCGGCTGATGCATCTCCCGGACTCTTCGCTGGACCGTGCGGCCGCGACGGCGATTCCCCGCGTCACCACTTCGGGCTTCGTCTGGGATCAGCGCCGCTCACCTACCGACTGCACTCCCCTGATTGCCGTGACGGGCGCGGTCGCCGCATTGATGCCGAAGCACGAAGAGACCAAGGACCCGCAGGTCCACGAGTGGCCCGCTGAGTTGTTCGAGGAGGATGCATGAAGCTCGTCGTAGCGACCATCCTCGAGGTGGCCGGCATTCTCGCCCTTTCTGCCGGGTTCTTCCTGCTGGCTCCGTGGCTCGGCGTCGTTGTCGGCGGCTTGTGCCTGGTTCTGCTGGGTATTGCGGTCGATCCCCCGGCCCGGAGTAGGCAGTAGTGCTGTCGCGACTCTTGGGTGGGGCTGAGCGGCGAGCGTTCACGAGCTCGAACGCGATCCCGAAGAACTCTGACGGCTGGTCAACGGCCGCGGGTGAACCGGTGTCGGAGCGGACGGCACTGCAACAGTTGGCGGTGTACGCATGTGTGCGGCTGCTGGCGGACAGTATCGCCGGTCTGCCGATGGACGTGTACCGCAAGAACGGTGTGCTGCGGACCGAGGTGTCCCCGACGCCGTCTTTGATCACATCGCCGTCACCTGATCTACAGCTGTTCGAGTGGGTGCACCAGACAGTGACCTCGCTGGCGCTGCGCGGGAACTTCTACGGCTTTGTGATGAGTCGGGACAAGCTCGAGTATCCGACGACGGTCGAGCCGTTGCATCCGGACAGTGTCCAGGTCGAGCATGACAAGATCACGGACCGTCTGACGTATCGCCTCGACGGCAAGCTCGTCCCGAATGCGGACGTGGTGCACATCCGCCGGTTCACACTCCCTGGTTGCCGCGTGGGCCTGTCGCCGATCGACCAGGCTCGTCAGGGCATCGGCTTGAGTTTGGCTGCCGAACGCTACGGGGCGCGGTTCTTCGGTGACTCGGCGAGTCCGTCGGGTGCGCTGGAGACGGACCAGAATCTGACTGAGGATCAGGCGACTCGGACGATGAAGTCGTGGGTTTCCTCGCATGCTGGCCGGCGTCATCCTGCGGTGCTGTCGGGCGGCTTGAAGTGGCGGCCGTTGTCGATCATGCCGGACGAGTCGCAGTTCTTGCAGACGCGAAAGTTTCAGCGTGGCGAGATCGCGATGATGTTCGGTGTCCCGCCGCACATGATCGGCGACACGGAGCGGTCGACCAGTTGGGGAACCGGGATTGAGCAGCAGTCGATCGGCTTCGTCCGGTACACGCTGCGGCCGTGGCTGATCTGCATCGAGCAGGCCCTGAGCGCTCTGCTTCCCCGCGGCCAGTTCGTCCGGTTCAACGCCGACGCGCTGCTGCGTGGCGACACGATGGCCCGCTACCAGGCGTACAAGTTGGCGCGCGAGTCGTCCTGGCTGAACGCGAACGAGATCCGCGCCCTTGAAGACCTGCCGCCGATCGCGAACGGTGACGACTATCTGCAGCCCTTGAACTTTGGCCCGCTCGGGACCGACCCGACGGACAATCCGGCACCGCCGGCGCCCGCTCCTGAGGAGGACGAAGACGATGAAGACGATCAAGCGTGACTTGAGTCGACTGGTCGACTGCCCCGAGCGGCGGACCATTGCGGTCTCCGACTTCGAGATCCGCAAGAACGGCGACGTCCTGTCCCTCGACGGCTACGCCTCCGTATTCGAGGCACCGTATGAGTTGTACGGAGGCGCCGAGGCGGGCGGCTGGGATGAGACGGTCGATCTGGCGGCGTTCGATGTGACGCTGCGCGAGAAGCCCGATCTTCACCTGCTGATCAACCACGAGGGTATGCCCCTGGCCCGGACAAAGTCCGGGACACTGCAGCTGTCGACCGACAAGCACGGCCTCCGCGTGCTGGCACCGAACCTGGACCGTCGAGACCCTGATGTGCAGCGACTCGAGGTCAAGATGGAGCGCGGCGACATGGATGAGATGTCGTTCGCTTTCCGCGTGCAGCGGCAGGAGTGGAACGAGGATTACACCGAGCGCCGGCTACTCGAGATCTCCCTGCACAAGGGTGACGTCAGCGTTGTGAACTTCGGCGCCAACCCGGCGACATCAGCACAGCTGAATTCGTTACTGTCCGGTCTTGCGCACCTCGATCTCGAGGACGCGTTGACCGAGGCCCGTGCGGCTAATCAAGGCGACTTGTCGGCGGCTGCTGCCCTGCTGGCGAAACTGGTCCACGAAACGCAGCCGACCGCCAGCCGAGGCATGAGCACGGCTGACGCGCTGCGGATCCTCACCGCCTGACCAAACCCCCAAGTTTCCCGGCCCCTTCGAGGGTTCGGGCCCGCCTGCATGCCCTGGCACTGGGCTGCGGGCCACGCATCAAAACGGCCTGGCACTGGCCGATCACACCACCCACTTCATACAAGAAAGAGGTTCCGTCATGGATCCACGTTTGAAGCGGCTGATCGCCCGACGCGAAGCCGCAGCACAGAAGCGCGAGCAGTTGCTCGACAGCCGTAAGGCCATCGTCGACATCGCAACCGAAGAGGCCCGCGAGGACCTGTCGACCGAAGAGGACACCGAGTTTCGCTCGCTGACCGATGAGATCAAGCTCATCGACACCGAGATCAAGGGCCTCGACGAGCGGATCACCGAGTTGTCCGAGGAGATCGAGCGCGATGCGCAGGTCACCGAGGGTGCCGCCGCTGTTCGCCGGGCTCAGGCCCGCGTCCAGTCCGTCAACGAGGGACTGACCTACACCCGTGGCAATGGTCGCTCGTACCTGCAGGACATGGTCCGGCACAGCCTGCGCCTCGACGGCAACGACGAGGCGGGCCAACGGCTCCAGCGTCACGCCGCAGAGGTCCGGGGAGCGAAGGAATACCGCGACCTCGACCGCGTCGACGGCAATGGCGGCTATTTCGTTCCGCCGGCTTGGCTGATGTCGAGCTTCGTCGATCTGGCTCGCGCCGGCCGGGCCGTGGCGAACACGGTCACGAACCTGCCGTTGCCGACCGGCACCGACAGCATCAACATTCCCAAGGTTGCATCCGGTACGTCGACGGCCGTGCAGACGGCCGACAACGCCGCTGTCTCCGAGACCGACATGGACGACACGTCCGTCAGTGCTCCGGTGCGCACCATCGCCGGCCAGCAGGATGTCGCTATCCAGCTGCTCGATCAGTCCCCGGTCAACTTCGACGAGGTCATCTTCCGGGATCTGGTCGCCGACTACGCGACCCGGGTCGATGCTCAGGTCATCGGCGGCTCCGGCGCTGCGGGGCAGGTCCTCGGCATCCGCGGTACGGCCAACATCGAGACCGTCACTGCGGGCACGGCGACAGTCGCCAGCATCTACGCCAAGCTGGCCGATGCGGTGCAGCGGGTTCACACCCTGCGCTTTGCGGCTCCGACCGTGATCGCAATGCATCCGCGTCGCTGGGCCTTCTTCCTCGCCGCTCTCGACGGCAGCGATCGCCCCCTGGTGGTGCCGAACGCTGGCAACCCGCAGAACGCCATCGCGACCCTTGGTGCCGTGGCGGCCGAGCAGGTTGTCGGTCAGATGCATGGCCTGCCCGTGCTCACCGATCCGTCGATCCCGACCAATCTCGGTGTCGGTACGGACGAAGACGTGATCTTGGTTCTGCGTGCGTCCGACCTTCTGCTGTGGGAATCGGGTATCCGTACCCGTGTCCTGCCGGAGGTTGGCAGCGGGAACCTGACGACCCGCCTGCAGGTGTACGGCTACCTGGCGTTCAGCGCCGGCCGCTACCCGAAGTCGGTCGTGGAAATCGGTGGCGCCGGCTTGGTTGCCCCGACCTTCGGCTGATCCCTGTTGCGTGCGTGATGGTGCGCCCCCCGAACCTCAAGCACTCCCCCCA